CTTAACAGGCATAATGAGTCCTGTCGCAACACAAACAGGTAATTACTTAACTGGTGCTATAGACGGTGCTGATCAAGGCACACCTGTAGATGCTAAACATGTTGTGCATGTTAGTTTAACAGAAGGTATGGACCATGCATGGCCTTTCGGGGTTAGCATACTTGAACCAATCTTTAAAGTATTCAAGCAAAAAGAATTATTAGAAGACTCTATTATTATATATAGAGTACACAGAGCACCAGAAAGAAGAGTGTTCTTTATTGATGTAGGTAATATGCCTCCTCACAAAGCAAGACAATACTTAGAACAAGTTAAGTACGAAGTACAACAAAAAAGAGTACCTAACAAAAAAGCAGACGGTTCAAGTGTTGTAGACGCCGCTTATAATCCAATGAGTATGCTTGAAGACTACTTCTTTGCACAAACAGCAGATGGTAGAGGTTCAAAAGTTGATACATTACCAGGCGGTGAGAACTTAGGTCAAATAGATGACTTGAGATACTTTAATAACAAACTGTTAAGAGGTTTGCGTATTCCAGCAAGTTATTTGCCAACAGGTCCAGATGATGGTTCTGCACAATACAACGACGGTAAAGTAGGTATTGCATACATTCAAGAATATAGATTTGCAAGATATGTAGAAAGACTGCAAAAACAAGTACAAGAAGATTTAGATCACGAATTTAAAATGTATCTCAAAAAGAAAGGTGTTGACATTGACAGCAGTACATTTAAACTGCATTTTACACCACCTATGAACTTTAGCAGTTACAGAGATTTAAGTTTAGACAACGAACGAGCACAGTTGTTTGCACAGTTAGCACAGATTCCATATTTAAGTAATCAGTTTAAACTGCAAAAATACTTAGGATTAAGCGAAGACGAAATCAAAGCAAACGAAAAATTCTGGCGTGAAGAAAACAACTATCAGAAGTTTATTGACGACAGCGAAAACTTAAATCTTAAAAACATCGGTGTGAGAGCAATGCCTAACGAGCAAGTAGATCCTGAAGCAGACGCAGATCTAAGCGGATTAGATCCTAACGCAGAAGGTACTGATCAGATAAATACTGATGTGGGCGGAGTAACACCGCCACCAGAAGGGCAAGTATAATGAGATTAAACGAATTTTACAATCCGGAATTTGATGAGTTTGTTGAACGACAAACGGGCGACACACGAAAAGCAAAACTTACCTTAGAACAGATAAATAAACTTCGTAAGTACAGAGAAGTTAAAAAAGCAGAAGACATAGAACACAAAAAATTTGTCAAAGTAATGTATAACACAGCAGGCGCAGAAGCACCGACATTGTAAAAGATTATACATACACACTCCGAAATGGCCGTCTAAGTGGTCATTTTGCGTCAAAATCACACCATTTTAAACAAAAAAACATCAGTTTACACTAAGTAACAATAGCCGTACATATACGAGACCGTATCTGTGCGTAATTAGATTCTTATTTAAGGAGGCCACAATGTCAGAATCAAGAAGTAGATTAGAAGAAATTCTTGAACTTCTCCTTGCTGAAGAGAATGAAAAAGCAGAAGAAATGCTACACGAATATGTTGTTGCTAAAGCAAGAGCAGAATACGAAAGCATTTTAGACGAAGATTCATCTGATGAAGAGGAAGTTGAAGAATCCACAGAACAAGAAGACGAAGCAGTTGAAGAATCTGAGGAATCAGAAGAAGAAGATGCTGTTGAGGAGTCAGAAGAAGCATTTGAACAAGATGCTGTTGACGAAGTAATTGATCAAAGCAATGACTTTGAAGACGACATTCTTGCTGACGAAGAAGAGATCGAAGATGACGAAATGGGTGAAGAAGAAGGCGAATTAGACGGCGATATCGAAGATAAAGTCGACGAGCTTGAATCAGAACTTGACGATCTCAAAGCAGAATTTGAAAAACTTTTAGCAGATGAAGATGGCGATGATGCTGAAGACGCTGAAATGGATGCCGGTGATGAAGAAATGGGCGACATGGAAGACGAACTTGATCTTGAATCTGTTGAATATGATTTAGACGAAGAAGCAGACGAAGTTGACGAAGAAGTTGTTGAAGAAGCAACTAAACTTCAAGATAAAGTTGCAGATCCTAAAGCAGGTGAAGCAGATGCTTCTAACGGCAGTTCACCATTCACTAAAAAGCCAGCACCAACAACAGTTAAAGGTGCAGGTCAGCCTGTAAAAGCAAAAGATGGCAGTGATGGCGATGCTGGTGCTAACAAAGCAAAAGATCACACACCTACAGACAACATTGATGTTGAACCTAAAAAGGCTTAATTGTCCTTTTTACTTGTAGGAGTAACAAACTATGATGGCTAGAAAACTTTACGAATACATGAGCCCGGAGCAATCCAGGGTAGAAATCATGGAGTCGCAAGACGGAAAAGATCTTTTTATGGCAGGTCTTTTCATCCAGGGTGAAGTCAAAAACCAAAACGGTAGAGTTTATCCAAAAGATGAAATTGCTAAAGCAGTAGAAAGTGTAAAGCAAAGGCTATCAAAAGGTGAAACTGTAATGGGTGAATTAGATCATCCAGAAGAATTACAGATTAATTTAGACCGTGTATCTCACATTATTACTGATATGTACTGTGAAGATTCAAACGGATTAGGAAAACTTAAAATTATAGATACGCCGATGGGTAATATTGCGAGAGCATTATTAAAAGCAGGCGCGAAACTGGGCGTTTCAAGTAGAGGAAGCGGTAATGTTAACGAATCAGGCAAAGTTTCTGATTTTGATATCGTTACAGTGGACATTGTGGCCCAGCCCAGTGCACCTGATGCATACCCAAAGACAATCTATGAAAGTTTATTTAACATGCGAGGCGGTGCTATGTTACATAGCATTGCTGAAGCAGTGACACACGAAAAAAGTGCAGAAAAACATTTGATGAGGGAAATCACTCGTCTCATCAATGAACTCAAACTATAGAGAGTAGGAGACTACTATGGCAGTGACATTTAATGACTTACTTGAAGGTGCAGATTTAACTGAAGAAGTTAAGACTAGCCTACAAGAAGCATGGGAACAAAAAATCTCAGAAGCAAGAGATGAGTTGACTGCTGAATTAAGGGAAGAGTTTGCTCAAAGATATGAGCATGACAAATCTACAATCGTTGAAGCCGTGGATACATGGTTCACCGAGCAACTTAAAGCAGAAATCGCAACTATTGCAGAAGAGAAAGACAACCTAGCAATCGATAGAGTCAAATATCACAAGTCCATTAGTGAACATGCAAAACTACTTGATAAATTTGTAACTGAAATGGTTGCAAAAGAAGTTAAAGAGCTTCGTGCTGATAGATCAAGAGTTAGTGAGCATGTTGCAAAATTAGATGATTTTGTAACAGAATCACTTGCTGGCGAACTAGCAGAATTCCATGAAGACAAAAAATCATTAGTAGAGCAAAAAGTCAAAATGGTTAAAGAAGGCAAAAAGCAACTTGCTGAAGCCAAAAAAGATTTCATCTCTAAAGCCGCTAATAAGGTCGAAGGCGTTATTAACAAGGTTATTAGTGAAGAAGTTAAATCTTTCCGTAATGATATCACAAAGGCTCGTGAGAACGACTTTGGTCGTAGAATTTTTGAAGCCTTTGCAAGCGAATATGGTACTAGTTACTTAAACGAAAGCAAAGAAATCAAAACAATACAGAAAACACTAGCCGAAATGGAAACTAAACTTGCTGAAGCAAACGAAAAGATTGCTGAAAGTGAGGATTCAGTTAAATTAACTGAATCAAAGTTAAGAGTCGCTAACGATCGATTCGAAAGAAAAGAAAAGTTAAACGAACTTTTAGCACCATTAGGCAAAGAGAAGAAAGAAATTATGTCAGACTTACTTGAAAGTGTGAAAACTGAAAACCTTGAAAAGGCTTTTAACAAGTATATTTCAAGTGTATTAGAAGGTGAAGCACCAAGAGTGAAGAAGACATTGTCAGAATCAGTTGTGAAGAAAGAGCACACTGGTGATAAGAAGGCAACTGCATCCGCAGAAGCCAATGACAAAGCGGATGATATTGTTGAAATAGATATGATCCGTAAATTAGCCGGACTTTCAAAATAAAGGAGCAAAGAAATGGCAGAATTATTTGAAAGCAACTGGTCCGCAACTAAAGACGCCTTGTTAGAAGGTCTTTCTGGTAACAGAAAATCTTCTTTGGATGTGGTCCTCGAAAATACAAAAAGACATTTGTCAGAGGCCGCAACAGCAGGTGCCACAGGTGCAGGTTCAGTAGCAACATTAAACAAAGTAATGTTACCTTTAATCCGCAGGGTTATGCCTTCGGTTATTGCTAACGAATTAGTAGGTGTTCAACCTATGACTGGCCCAGTAGGGCAAATCCACACACTAAGAGTCCGTTATGCGGAAACAGGTGGTGGCGCGACAGCAGGTGACGAGGCATTAAGTCCTTTCAAACTTGCAAACACATACGCCGGTTCTCCAGATGCAACAGCATCTGCTGAGGGTACACCAGGTAGAAAAATGAGCATTCAAATCTTGAAAGAAACAGTTGAAGCCAAAACAAGAAGGTTATCAGCTCGTTGGACTTTTGAGGCTGCTCAAGACGCTGAAGCAATGCATGGCGTTGATGTAGAAGCAGAAATCATGCAAGCTCTTGCACAAGAGATCGTTGTTGAAATCGACCAAGAAATTATTGGTTCTTTAAGAACACTCGCAGGTGCTGGTACAACTTTAGACTTTAACAGTTTAAGTTCTGCTTACACTCCAACTTATGTTGGTGACAGACATGCGTTATTAGCAATCGAGATCAACAGAGCGGCTAACAGAATCGCGGCTAGAACAAGACGCGGCGCTGGTAACTATATCGTTGTTTCTCCAGAAGCATTGACAATCCTACAAAGTGCGTCAACTTCAACTTTTGCTAGAACAACTGAAGGTTCTTTCGAAGCACCTACAAACACTAAGTTTGTTGGTACTTTAAACGGAACAATCAGAGTTTTCGCTGACAACTATGCGGCTGACGGTACTAAAGTACTTGTTGGTTACAAAGGTTCAAGCGAAACTGATGCTCCAGCATTCTACTGCCCATACATTCCATTGATGAGTACAGGTCCTGTTATGGATCCTGCTACTTTTGAGCCAGTAGTGAGCTTTATGACAAGATATGGTTATAAAGAACTTACAAATACTGCTTCATCTCTTGGTAATGCGGCTGATTATGTAGACGCAATTACATTAGCAAATGTAGCATTCCAGTAAGAATTACTTTTCGTACTGAAAAAGGAGCCCTTGTTTTACAAGGGCTTTTTTTTGACTTCTGGTTCATTATGATAAATAGTTGTATAAGTTTATATAGGATCTCTAGATGGCAAATAAAAGAACTGTAATTGCACCTGATGAAGAACTGTTAATTCAAGGACAGTTAACAGTCGTCGGTAATGTGGTGCAAGTTGAAGACACTACAATTATTACAAATTTCGAAAATGATGTTCTTATCATTAATAGTGACGGAACAAATTCTGATGCTACTTTATCTTTAAACAAAAACGGAACATACGGTAATATTGTTTTTGAAGGTGGCAACATTGAATTTAATAGAAATATTACTTTTGCTAGTACAGTTGCAAGTCCATCTATTCAAGGTAATGTAATTGCTTCTGACAATGCAGTTCTACTTGATCATGTAGAAAAAGTATTAACAGGCAATGTTACAGGACAAG